CAATGGTGTGGTTATCCCTCTGTATTACTACAGAGCTAGGGTCCTTTTAACGTGTATGGTCACGGTATCATATCCAGTTACCTGGGCTCGGGTATTGACGTTGTCTCCTTACACTCAAGGATCATATCCTTTAGTCGTTTTAGGAGAACCTCCTCATAGCCGTAAACATTCATGTTCGCTGGGATTTCTCCTGGCTCGCCTTTTTGTTTAAGGAATCTGTTAATTTTACTGTAGAGTTCAACAATTGTTGGACAATCCGGTGAATTACCAGAGCTTAATGATTCTACGATCGTAAGATTGTTTTTCACATTAAGACTATGTTGGAAGAGATCAAGCGCTAACCATTTGGCTAGTTCGAGAACTCTTTGGTTCGTCACTACACCTTCCTCAAAGCTTTCGATAGATTCTGTAGGATTCTTGACTAAGTCAAGATTCACTAGTGAGTCATCGGAAAACCACTTCGCGAGTTTGTTCCACTTCTTTTCATAGAAAAGGAGTTGTCGAATCTCTTGAAGACTTAGATTGTGCTGAATCAAAGGGAGCCATGTGGCTCCATTAGGTTCGTCCAATCTTTGGTTGAAGATTTCATATAGTTTCACGGTGTCGACTGGAACTTTCGTTTCAGCTATCTGTACCTCAGCTATGCTGTCAGGTAGAGTAGTTATCATTCGAAATAACAGAAGCATCATGTCTTTATCGGATAAGCCCGCGATTGGTGGCAGAACAAAAATAGTTTTGTCCATCAACCAATTGACAGCCTGTACAATGTTGTACAGATCCTGTCTAGCCTGATCTGAAATCTTAATGCATTGCACCAAAGACTCAAGATTAGGGGGGCCTCCAGGAGTAGTACGTTCACCAAGGTGGGCTGCTAGTACTGGTAAAAGATATGGCTGTTTACGCGCTTTTGCCAACAGATTACCTGATATAGGGGAGATATCTCTCTTATCCCACAGGAGTCTCGAAACAAATTCAACGAAATGGCCGTTAGGACTGTTCATTTTACTTTTAGTAATTTGAATTGGTACACCAATGGTAGGGTAAAACTTTTCGAAAATTCGATCAGGATCGCTTACTACCAGATCATCACCAACCTTCATGTAAGGTAATACCTTGCCATAATGTTGTTGCATAACGTACTCGATCACTAAGTGATCTGTAAGCGATGCTATTGTGAATGATCCTTTGGTTCCCATGCCCTGACCTTTGCCGTAATTTACGGTGAGGTCAGTGTTTCCTAATATCCACTTGCATTCTACGGCTAACTTACGCCAAGCGTAGGCTAGCTCCTTACCGAATAGAGTCATTAAGACAATATACTGTAGGCGAGATGGTAGGTTATCTGTCCATGCTTTCGCATCGAGAGAAACCCAGGTCTCATCACAGGAGGACTTGACACTGTCAAATCCTTTACTGTGACTAGTGAATGCCGAGCTTTCTCTAAACTTGCTTATTAAAAGTTTGTTTATGAAGCTCTCAAGTGGGGTGAGCAGGGACTGGGTAAAGAAGTCGCAAATTGCGATAACTCTACTTTTGTTTCCTGCATCTGGTATAGACACTAACTTGCGGAGCACGGTCTTAGACCGCTTGCGCTTGTTAGAGTTCCCTTTGGGGTGTCTTTCTTTCGCTTCCGGTGAAGCCATATGGCTCACCCAGGAGTGAAAGTCTAGATTCTTGCTTGCTTTACAGTAATCCTGAAAAGGACCTGCTAGCTCGCTTGAAAGAATGGCCTCGGCCTCCTCAGGTGCACTTTGCATCTTAGAGACGCCGTTAGGACCATTACTAGAACCAAATAGAGGTTCACTCACTCTTAGTTCAACTAAGTTGTCTAATTGTGACATGTTCCAATCACCAAATATCTTCATTCCGACGAAGTCTTTGAAACCCTTCACCCAAACGGGATCCAGTTCAAAAGTTTGTTGTAGGTCATCGACCTCCAACTCGTGGAATGACTCACAGACTTTGTTTAATTTAAATAAAGTGAGCAATAGCTGTAAAGCATTTGCCTTAATCTGTTTGTCAGGGTGATCCATGATCATCCTGAACAATGGCCGCAACCCTCCGAATACGTTGGGCCAGCGGTCTGTTCGACCTAAAGAGACTCTGTCTACGGGCTCAGCCTGTCGACCCTCTATTAGAAGGGAACAGTAATTACAAATTTCTTTGTAATGCTTAGTACCGTATTTGATACCTAAATGGGTGATAAACCCATTGTGAGCATCTACTACACAACGAATAAAGTTCGCCATTTCTGACTTGCTGAACATTGGTAATAAATTTTTAAATACTGGCACTATCAATTCGAAATTCGATTGGATAGTCCCATGTTTGTTAAATTTAGATACATCACTACTTTTTATGGATATGGCCTTCTTCTTTGGTTTTGATCTGAAGTGGAGTTGCCCTTTTGGGGTTATTCCTACGACATTTCTTGCCATTGTAAGAGAAGGGGTAACTTTATTAGTAGTTGTACTCGTTCTTCCCGGATTCTTGGAGCTAGACAATTGAGAAATTATTTTCTTTTTTGTTGATACATTCATGATTATTTTTTAAATAATGATAGTTTGTTCGCTCCTATCAAACTCGTGAGTCCTGAGTGGCTGTTACCCTATCACTAGGGGCAGGCACGCTTTCAGGAATACTGATACAGGGTAGGGAGTAGTAATATTCCTATTACCAGATCGCCTAATCACCCCGCAAGGTTTAACCTTGTTGGACTGATGTTGGACCACATTGTG